CACCCAGTATATATTCCTTTAGGTCTTCTATTAATGATCTTAAATCATACATGTACTATATATGATACAAAAGGAGACTTTCAAACACCTTTAGTTTATATAGACTTCAATCCAGAATTGAATTTCTTTTTAACTAATACAAAACAATTATCAACTAATCCTTGGAAAACACTCATTCCTTTTGAAGGTAGCTTTGAAGATTATAAAAAACTTTTTGATCCTAAAATATTAGGTTCAGATAGTATATTACCAGTATCAGGATCTACAGAAAAAACTCCATTATTTAATCCACAAAATCAAGATGTTTTATCAGGTCAACTTCCAAAAATAAAATTTGGTGCATTAGAAAATAATACTGTTTACAGAGGTAGAATGATGAACATTTTATTAAATGTAGACTATTTAGTTAGTTTAGCTCAACAATACAGCGCTAAAGATACAATTAATAATGTTTATTTAAAACCCTTCTTAGAACAGTTATTAGCAGACCTTAATAAATTTTTAGGCAACTTTAATGCATTTAGATTATCTTACAGTGATTCTGCAAATACATTCCAGTTGACTGATGATCAATTTATTCCGTCTCTTTCTCAAGAAGATCAGATTAGTGCAAAACAAAACAAACTAGATCCTGATAATAGAACAGAAATACCTTTAATAGGTAAAACTTCTATAGCTAAATCATTAGAGATAAAAACAGAAATAGCTAGTAAATTAGCTAATATGATAGCTATATCTGCTAACTCTACTGTATCTAATAAATCTACTTTATCTACTAATGGTAGTAACTATGGATACATAAATACAAATTATGTAGATAGATATATTATAGATAGAAGAGAACCTTCTGGAAGTAATAATGGTTCTAGAGAGCTAGATACTATGAAAATATCTGCAGCTCAATTCAATCAAACTATATCTGATTTCTATAGCAAGATTAATCCTTCAGAAGCAACAGTGTCTCATGCTACAAACTACTACATAGAGAAAATGAGTAGGATAAAAAATGATGAGTATCCTACAAGAGCTTCTGCTATGATTCCTGTATCATTAAACTTTACAACAGATGGTATAGCAGGAATGTCTATGGGTCAAGCATTTACTATATCAGATGAACTTCTTCCTTATACATACTCAACAAAGAAGGTTGTAGGTTTACCAACAGATCATGTAAATAATGTTGGTTTCGTAATGGTAGGTCTTATTCACACTATTGAAAATAATAGTTGGAATACTGCGGTTAGAGCAAACATGATATTCTTGAAAGATCGAACAGAGTTTAAATCAGAAATTACTAGAGTAGAAGATAGACAAGGAGAATTTGGTACTAATCCTAATAATGACCAGCAATCTGTAGTTATTGGATCAGTATCTTTGGCTGATTTAAATTTAGATCAACCTTGGGAAAATATTGCGTTTGACTTTATATCCTTAAAAGAAGGGTTCTTAGAAAAAGCAAAACCAGATGAAGGAACTTTAAGAGCTGGTTATGGAACAGATAAGATTGTAACCTCTGATGGTAAAATAAGATCGGTTGGAATAGACACAGTATTTACTAAAGAAGATGCAAAAAGAACTTTAATTTATCAAATTAAAACAACATTCGCTCCTAAAGTAGTGAGTCAAATAGGACAAGCTAATTGGGATAAATTAAATGATAAGCAAAAAGCATCTTTAGTAAGTTATGCTTATAATGCAGGAAGTTTAAGAGATAATCTAGTATCAGCTATAAAATCTAATACATCAAATCAAATAGTAGCAAATGCTATAATTGCCGGTCCTGTAACAGGAGCTCAAAGCGGAAAAGTATATCCTGTTTTAGTTCAAAGGAGGAAAGAAGAAGCAGCTTTATATTTATCATAGTATGTTAAGATATTATCCATCTTTTAAAATAGTAGCAAATCAATCCACTAATGGAGGTGAATACCTTTTAAATGGTAAGCCATATAAAGGAAAATATTATCGCACGTATGACGATAGAGCTTTCACGGGCATTTCACCAGAAACAGGTCCTAGTCAACAATTAGAAAAGATCAAAAGATACCAATCTAGTCCTGGTTTAAACAATGCTAACTTATCTGATAGAAGTAAGATAGACTTAGCTATTAGAACTAATACGTCTAGTATAAGAATTCCTGGTAAGCCTAATAACTACTATCCAAATCCTACAGCAGATGATTATGCTAGAGGTTATATTATAAGATATTTCACTAAGAAAGAAAATGAGAAAGGTTTTATCATAGAGATATCTAAAGAAGAATATAACAATATAGTGAATGGTACTACAGACTACGATATAACTTTGTATCAAGTGGTTGAGCTATTTTGGAAGATAACTGGCCCACTTAGAAGTGTAAGAACATCACAATACAATGTAACACCAGGCATAATTGATACAAATCAAAGACTGGTTGAGACTAATAATAAGAACTTTTTTGGACTCACAGAATTTATTGCTGGAGACTACACAAAATTTGCAAGACCTACTCAATAGATTGAGAGCATAATATTCATTTTATTTTCTTATTATTGTGGTTAATAACAGGTTATGTATTTCATCATTGAAAATAAAGAACAGTTAAGTAAGTTAGAAGTATCTGAAGATGCGTTTATCCAGATTGTTACTTCAAATGACTACTATCACCCAAAGTTAACTAGAGCTAGTTTAATATACTACAATAACTCTAAAAAGGGCTACATCTTTGTTATCAATCATTCTGAAGGTTTTTCTCTAGACATTAAGCTAGTAGAAGAGTTCTTGCAAAAGCATACTAAGGTTTATCTACTAGATAAGAAACTGCATTCCTATTTTCTTGATCTTCCAAAGTCTATTGATGTACAGTTTATTTGTCTAGACAAGAACAATGAGTATAGTTCTTTTGAGTGCAATACCCCTGTTCATAGGGACTTCTATTTAAGGCATCCTATTATGCCTACACTAAATGAAGTCATTCCAATATCCAAACACTATGAAAAATGTGAGTGTCTATATCAGATGGTAAAAGACTACTTTGAGCTTGAGATGGATATTGAATTACAAGACAAGCTAGTAGACGCATACAAGCATGTTGAAGAGGTAGGAATAAAAGTAGATCTATCTTGCTTTAATAAGAAGTATCAATTCCAGCATCCAGAATACTCTATATTAGGTGATACTATCTACTCATATTATAACCTTTATAATTTGACTGCTAGACCAACTAACTCCTTTAATGGGATTAACTTTCTGGCTATCCCTAAAGATAAGGACTTTAGAGAGTGTTTTGTCCCTAAGAACGACTTCTTGGTAGAGTTTGACTTTGATGCCTACCATTTGAGGTTGATATCTAACCTGATTGGGTTTGAAGCTCCTAAAGAGTCTATGCACGTTTATTTGGGGCATCAATATTTTAAAACAGACCTTCTAACTGAAGGAGAATATAAAGAGGCCAAAACCATTACATTCAGACAGCTTTACGGTGGTATAGAGAAGCAGTATGAGCACATAGACTTCTTTAAATCTTTAGGCCAGTTCATAGATCAAGAATGGAAGAAATATAATGCCCATAAAGCATTGGTACTTCCAACCGGAAGGATCCTGAAAAAGCTACCAGGTATGAATAAACTTAAAGTATTCAATTATATTGTCCAGAACCTAGAAACCAAAGAAAACATATACAAGATCCTAGAGATCAACAAACTCTTGAGTAAAAAGAAGACAAAACTGATCTTAATTACGTACGATTCATTTTTGTTCGATTTTGATCAAAAAGATGGCAAGAACACACTAAAACAAATCAAAAACATATTAGAAGGATCAAATATGATCGTAAAGCACAAATACGGCACCAACTATGCTTTCTGATATATTACACATATTTATTAATAGTAAATAAAAGGTTATGAAGACAAATGAACTAGTAGAGATAACATCAGAGTCGATTATGAATAAACTATTTTGTACCTTTTCTCCTAAGGAAAGTATAGATGATACCCTTAGGGAAATAAATAAAGAGTACACTATCCTATATAAAAAGATATTTGTTTTGGCATCCCCAGAATCAGAAGAGTTTTTGTGTACTTACAACATTGAGATCGAAGGAACCCAA